GCAGCTATCGACAAATTCCCAGGAAACGTGATTATTGTTTCCCACGAAACTAGCTTTACAAAGGGACTAGGAGATAAAGAATTAAACGTTGCCGCATTAAGCTATAAAGAAGAAGCGGAATAACAATAAAGAGTTAACAATTTCTGTGCACCCGTGTAATAGATGAGCAGGTGTTTCCAGATATGCGACGGTTAAGCTTGACCGAATGTAATTAAAAAAGCCGATACGGACTCTATGTGAGTGTATGTCGGCTTTTTAAAAACTACTAAAGCAATCTTTCATGGAAAACCATGGCATTGAAATACGGTAATTATGACAGTACTATGAGTCTTCGCTCATGAACTGTTTATTGAGCGCAAAAAGCAGTGTTGACGGCATTTTGGGTATTGCTATCCATTCTAAATTCTGGTATATTAGTTATTGTTATGGAGAAGTACTCAAGCGGCTGAAGAGGCGCCCTTGCTAAGGGTGTAGACGTGTTAAAGCGTGCGAGGGTTCGAATCCCTTCTTCTCCACTAATACATTTCAAGGCGTTGCATAAGGTATCAAAAGCCTAATGTAGCGCCTTTTCTTATGGTTTATCATTTCATTAGATTGCATGGTATTTCAAGCGAAATAACACAAAAATAACACATAAATTTGAACGATGATTGAGCGACAGAACGGCATTTAAGCCGTTTTTTGTTTGACCAAATAACACATAAATCAGCATGTGGTACATATTACATAAATATACAATAAAAAATGTATATATACATAATTCTCCAGTAGTGGAGAAAATAGGCATCGACAGATGTGTCGATTATTCCGCCAGATGTGGCAGAAAACATGGTTGTCCAGTTTTGGACAATTCTGACTAAAACTACTTTTACTCATTTTTGAGTAAATCAAATTCTCCACTTGTGGCGAAAGCAGTTCCCAGATAGTCGGGAAAATAGATGGGGTGGTAAACCACCACCTCAATATAGGGTAGTGGTTCTAAAGTGGCAAAACACCACCTTAGACCTAATACGGTAAAATGCCGACCCAGCTCAATACCAAAATGGGAATGAGTTCAAAAAAGGGGTCGGTAAAATACAGATACCTAACGTCACGACTTGTTACTTTAGCATAAAGCAATTTGTAATAGGCATATTGTTGGAGTAGAATTCTCACTAAAGGGGAATTTCAAAATGTCAAAAAAGAAAATTTGTTGGAATTATTGCAAAAACTAGATGTGAATAGTGATGAACAAGTTTATATCAATAAAGCCATTCATCAACTAACAGACGAAAAGCAAAGTGAACAGGTTGTTGCTCGTGGTTTGGCGAAAGACTTTAGATCACTTGCATTGAACCAGAAGTTATCGGAACAAGGATTAAAGCTATTCACAGAGTTACAGAAACCTAATTTTGCTGAAGATGTTGCTCGCTTGTCCGCAACAATGTGGTTTTAAAATAAAATTATTTAAGTATGGAGAAACATTATTATGGATATAAAATATTACAAAAATATTATTGAAAACTTAACTGCTGAATTAACTAATGGAACTAATAAGAGTTCACAAATGTTAGATATTATTGATGTTCTTAATCAAGTGAATAAAAACATTGAGAAAGAAAAATATCCAGAGCGTTTACTCAATAAGTTAGTTAACTATATTCGTGCAGTTGCATTAGATGGTAAAATTAGCTTTGATAAAAGTGAAGAAGATAAAATAGTAGAAATTGGTGTTGGTGGACAGCGTTCTGGATTGAATGGACAGTATATGGCTGACTTCACAGATAAGTCACAATTCTACGGTATTTTAGAAGAAATCCCACGTCATTAATAGAATCATAACAAAAGCCCCTGATTTAATCGTCAGAGGCTTTTTTCTATTTAAAAATGAATGCTCGGGAATACTATTGGAATAAATATTAATAGATTTAAAACACTAACAAATGCATAAGCGGAACCAGCTAGCCACTTTTTATCACGGAGGCGGTCAAAAGCATAAGAGCCGACTACAACTGACACCAGTAGTGATAAAATAGCCCGAGCGTAAGTATTTATTGTACTTTGATCAGGGTAAATAAATGTGACAACAGCTAAAATAATAGCGACAACAACGAACAGTACTCTGAATTGAGATATCTTGTTATGTTTATTTAAGTCTTCCATAATTTCTATCCCTCCGTCTCTGGCTTATCGTCAGAGGCTTTTTTATTTTGGGCTTTTATTTTTTTACTAATTACCCATTTTTCGGCTGGTGATAGATGCGATGATTTTGGTACAGCATCTGTATATGTCTGCTTTTCTATATCCCAGAATTGACCCTGTTCAGCATCAAAATCATTGGCTACGTTCGATTTTTTTACGATCTCGTTAGTAAAAGTCTCCAATATTTTTGTAATATCAGATCGGTCAAAACCAACATGTTCTCTGAATGTATCAGAAGCATTGTGTTCGTCAGCAACTTGAAGACTTATTGCTAAATCGCTTATTGATTCTAATAAATTGAAATAGGCGTTATAAAAAGCCTTATTCTTTTTATTTGTCATGCCATATAGAGAGACATAAAGCCGTTGAAACATATCAGTGATTTTGTCAATTTCATTGTCTGGTAAAGAGCGTAAATCAGTATTACCCATATTAAGGGCACTGTCTAATTGATTAAGTTCGTATTGCGTGAAAGCTGATATTGTTGAATCATCATATTTATTTAAATCAAAATTAACACCACGATTTTTTAAATATTCTTCATATCTGTCAAACTGATCAGTGTGGACTCGCTGATCAAAAAAATCATCGACATTTTGTAAATATGCCATTGACACACCAAAATAGTCGGCAAGTTTTTTCCAAGTTTGAACTTTACCTGTTTTAACAACACCATTTTCATATTTAGATAGCGTAGTAAAATCAATGCCTGCGCCTTTGGCCACCTCTTTTAATGTAAGATTATTTTTTTCTCGTAATGTCTTAATGCGGTTATTTTCCATAGTTCGTTCCTGCCATTAATTTATAAAACAATTATATCACTGTTTGACGTTTTCGCAAAAAAACTATTGACTTTGCGAAAACGTCAAACTATAATTAAGTCATGCATGTTTGCGAAAACGTCAAACAAAAGGAGAATTTGAAAATGAGTACCTATAAAGTAATTGATAATCAGATGGCACAAGCATTGTTGATTAAGCGACGTCAGCAAAGTATGACACTAGCTGATATGGCTAAAGAAACGAATGTTACTAGAGACATTTTGAGCCAAATAGAGCGTGGCAAGAAGCAAGTTGTACAAGCGCGAGTGTTTGGTTCATTAATAAGTTGGCTGTCAAAGGAGGAAGAGAAATGAATATTTTGCAGTGGACTGGTGAAGTATTAACATTAATAATTTTGATTGGTGTTGCATTTGTAGCTGGTTTGGCTATTGGAGATAAAAAAAGTGAGGGTAAAAGATGAGCGAAGACACAAAAAAAGCCCTTGAGCGTAAGTTTGGCGACAGAACTCAAGAGACAAATAATGACCTTATTATAACATCAATAGATTTGATAAAACAAGGTTTACCAGTATATTTGATGCAACCAAAGACAAGTATTCCTTATAAGGGGTCACGAGGACACCTTGATGCAGTGAGTGATGAAATACAGTTAAGGAAGCTCTTCGCTGAAGCACGCACAAACTCTAATATTGGTATTAATTTAAACGATACAGGAATTGTGACGTTGGATATAGACCGTCATGTAAGCAATGGTTTTAAGAGCCTGCTAGATGTTGGTTATAAACTCAATCTTGATGACGAAGTTTGGGAGATGACTCCAAAATCAGGAGCGCATGTTTTTTTCAAAGTTCCAAAAAACGTGTCTGTTAAAAATTTGAAGCATAATTTGTTAGATGGTGTCGAATTGTTGAAAGACCACGTCACGGTTGCTACCAGTTCACGTATGGTTGATGGCAAGGAAGTAGCTTATAAGCACTTTGGTGGGGATATAAGCGAATGTAGCGTAATGCCTGATTGGTTGATTGAACTGGCGTCTAACGTTGCCACAAATGGCAATAAACAGACTGGACGAGTACCCAAGTATTCTGTTAAAGAACGTTGGGAAATGGTTTTGAATGGTTTCATTCAAGGTCAGCGCAACAATATGTGTGTCAGTCTATCGGGGTACTTGTTGAGAATACACGTTGACCCAGATATTGCTTATGCCATTGTGAAAAAGGTAAACGAAAATTCTGATGTGCCACTTGCTGAAAAAGAAGTTGAGACGATCTATCGTTCTGCGTATCAGAGAGAAAAACAAAGAAGATTGGGAGGACGTTGATGGCTGATGAATTTGAACAATTACCAGATGAGCCAGTATGGTATAAAGGTTTTAACAGAACAAAAGCGGGAGCAATACGTGGCACTGTTATGAATAATGTTGCTCTTGTGTTGGAAAATGACCCTCTGTTTGATGGAGTATTCAAATTTAATGATTTTACCGAAGAAGAAGAAATTGCCAAGACTATTAAAATAGATGAAGCAGTCATCAGTAAGGGTATTATGCAAGATGTTAATGTATTGTTCCTTATCAGTTATCTTGAACGTCATTACGGGTTTACAATCAATCTAAATATGGGCTTTTCTGCAATATCGCTAGTTTCACAATTTGAGCAGAATAAATTTAATCCGAAGATTGACTATTTTGATAAGGCTGAAAGAATGTGGGACGGCGTTGAACGCTCGAGTACATTTTTACCTGTATACTTAGGCGCTCCAAAAAATGAAATTACAACTTTGATAACAGAAACGTTTTTTATTGGGGCAGTCGCTAAGGTGTACAATCCTATGACAAAGTTTGATTTCTGTTTAGACATTGTTGGTGATCAAGGTACTGGTAAAACTACCATATTGAAGAAATTAGCTCGTGATAGTTACGTAGATACAATTCAGAATTTCAAAAACAAAGATGAGTATACAAAAATGCAACGTGCTTTGATTGTCAATGATGATGAAATGGAAGCTACAGCATCTAGTACGTTTGAGGTTACAAAAAAGTTTATCACAATGGAAGAGCTAGAATATCGTCCAGCCTACGGTCATAAGAATGTCAGGCGAGCAAAGCACTTTGTTTTAGCTAGAACTTCCAACCAAGTTGAATATTTGAAAGATAAAACAGGTAATAGACGCTTCTTGCCAATACTTTCATCTAAGGCTAATCAGATTAAACACCCATTTACAGACTTAAATGAGCGAGATGTAATGCAATTTTGGGGCGAGATGGTGCATAAGTATAAAACCAAAGGCTTGCAATATCCTACTCGTGAACAAGAAATTGAACTTGCTAAGCATCGTGAAAACTTTGTATATGTTGACGAGATTGAAAACCAGATTAACAGATATGTTGATAATAATGATTTGGATTGGGTTGCATCATCTGACATAGCATACAACGCATTAAATAAAATTGATCTAGTAAAAAATCGAAGTGTTGCTAATAAAATTAAGAATGTTATGGACAACAAAGATGGCTGGAAAATTGCGAGACGAAATGCTGGTAGAGGTTGGAAAAGAGTGACTCAAGTGACTCAACGGTGACTCAAAAAAAATTATTGAGTCACCGCTTAATTCCTTAAATATCAACGCTTTCAGAGATCAAGTGACTCGAGTGACTCTAAAATTTATTAAGTGTTATATTTTAGTATTTTGTATTTATATATATGTTTAGAAAAAAATAGAGTCATTAGAGTCACTTATCACACTAGAGTGTTGGTATTGCAGGAGTTTAGGAGTGACACTAAAAAAGTATAGAGTCATTTTAGTGTCACTGATGAACGACAGGTAAATTGAAATTTAGGAGAAAAAAACATGGAAGACAAAGAATTAACATTAGACTTTTTGAACGTAACTGTGGCACATTTGATTGATGAAATTGACACTACTAGAGATTATAATAAGTCAATTTGGCACGAAAAAATATTGTCAGATCAAATAGAACGCTTGTCCGTAACGGCTTTGCTATTAGGGAGTTTATTGAATAAGCTCAAGGAGGTTGAGTGATATATGGCGGATAAGACAGATGAATTGCTGACAAACTATTATAGCGGTTTGATTGATACAAAGATTCTTTTACGTAGAGCTGAATTACAGTGGCGACCAAATGATGACAACGCTGGTATCAAGTCATTAAACAAGCACACACGACCATTAGAAGATATGCTTGCTAGATATGAAGCAGACAGTATCTTACATGAATTGACAAAGCAACGTGATGCTATTAAACGATTAGAGACAACATTCAGTGAAGAAACAAAGCAGATAGTACAAATGCACTATGACAGACGTGAGCGCTTGTCTTGGGTGATTATCTCATTACGAATGAACCTATCAGAGCGAACATGCCGTACTTATCAAAAGACATTCAAGGATAGTGTTGCACAAACATTTAATGAGTTAGACATTGCTGTATAAGTTGCCATCATTCTGCCGTTTCTGACTAACAATACATGGCATAATTGTAGTATGCAATATTAGATGGAGGTACTCAATGAGATTACATAGATGTGCCGAGATTAGTTGCCATGAGCTAATTAAATTAGGCTTTGATTATTGCGATGAGCATTACAGTAAACGTATGAATAGTTATCGTGATAGATTGAAACAGTCGCAAGAGTTGAAGTCACAGACATTGCGTGGGCAACGTGATAAGTTAGAATACAATCGGTATTACAGTGAAACCGTCAGACCAGAGTTAGGTCATGAGTTTTATCAGACTAAACAATGGGAACGAATAAGTGAATACATTAAGCAACGTGATATGTATACCAGTTCTGTTGATGGTCGAGTGTATGGTAAGGGTGATCTAATTGTTGACCACCTTGTGCCGAGACGATTGCTAAAGACAAGCGCTGAACAATATGATGTGAATAATCTGTGGCTGTTAACAAGGTCACAGCACAATCATAAGACGGCTATTGAAAACAAAATGAGTGACAACAAGTTGAAACATTTAAGCCGTGACTGGTGGATAAAAGTATTAAAGGATTGATTAAGTTCAGTCCTTTTTATATTGCGTACATGGTTGGAGGGTGGGTACGTGAATGATTGTGGTTTAACTTCGATTGGGTGATGTCCTGTGCATGTCAGGTGGGTGGGATTTCATTTGAATCGTTAATATTGCTCCATAATTTCCTTTTCTTTCATTTTCCGTTTTAAATTTTGAACGACATCAAAATTATCCCCCGGGGTTGGCAGCTTAGGGGAAGCAACGCACATAGGTGGCTTCTTCGTTTAAATAACGAGTTATTTTTTCGTTTTTGTTCACCTACGGCAGGCAGGGCTTCGTTCACCCTGTTTGCGTACATATATCAAACTAAAAAGGAGGTAAAGATGCCTAGAAAAGCTAAAATAACAACTTCAACAAATGATGAAAGTTACCAAAGACAACGCACTGAAGCCTTGAAAGAAGCTAATTCCGACATTAAGCAGTTACCAAAGACAGCACCTAAACATTTAACAGGCGTGGCTAGTCGTTTGTGGATTACCTTAGTACCTGCTTTGAATAAATTGGGTTATATCACAGTAGCTGACAAGTCAACACTTGAAGCATTTTGTATCAATTACAGTGTTATGCGTGAAGCCTATGAGAATATCAAGGACGTTGGGGCTATCTATGAAAATAGCGGTCGATACTATAAGAACCCAGCCACAGCCGTCTTAAATGATGCCACTGGTAAAGTTAAGTCATTGGGTGGTGAGTTAGGATTAAGTCCCAGCTCTCGTGCCACCCTGATTGATTTGGCTAGTGATGATGATGGCAGTTTAAATGCTGATGCCATTGCTGATATGTTTGGTGGTAGTCAATGATTGAACAATATCAAGATGTTATCAATGAATATGGGGTTGATGAACCAACCATCAAATATGCCGTTGGTGTCTTGACTGGTCACATCATTGCAGGCGATAAAATCAAACTAGCCTGTGAACGTCACTTATCAGATTTACAACGGATTAAAAGTGATCCAGAATTTCATTATGCTTATGATACAGAACGAACAGATAAAATTATCAAGTTTAGTACATTATTGGTTGACTTAGAAACACATGATCCGTTTAAAATCAGTCCTTATGAAGCGTTTATCGTTGGTTTGCTAGAGGGTTGGAAAGAGCCTGAAACAGGCGGTAAGCGCTTTGATAGGGCGATTATAACAATGGCACGTGCGAATGGTAAAACAGCCGTGATGGCGTTGATAAGCCTGTTTAATTTCTTGTTTGGGCAACCTAAAACCAACAGACAGTTAGCGGTTGCTAGTGCTGATACAGCTCATGCTGATGCCTTGTTTAAATACATGTCTAGTCAATGGGCTAACTTAGCGAGTGGTACATTTTCTAAGATGGCTAAGCAGTGGGGTATTGAGTACAACCAACGTGAGATGCGGATTAAAAGCCAGTCCACAACCATGCGTAAATTAAGTGCATCATCAAGTACGACGAGTGATGGTATTGGTCATTTTAGTTATGCTGTGGTTGATGAGTACCACTTATTCAAAGACCGTTCGTTTATCAACTCAATCACATCAGGGCAGACGTTTCTTCCGTATTCACAAACAATATTCATCAGTACCAGTGGGACAGATGTTCGCAGTCCAATGTTTGCAGATTATAAGCGTTATAGCTCATATATGGAGCAAAAGACATGGCATGAGATTGATAATATTCTGTTTTTAGCATGGGAACAAGATAATGATGATGAAGCCTTTGGAGACCCTAGTGTTTGGCAGAAGTCTAATCCATTGTTTGAATTGGAGAGTAAACGCAAGTCTGCGATACCAAAAATGACGGCTGAACGAGATGAATTGAACTCACAAGGTCGCTTGCCTGATTTTCTTACTAAGAACATGAACAGATGGCAGAATGCAAAAGAGAATGCGTTTCTACCAGTTGATTTGCTCACACAGGCAATTATTCCAACGTTCAATATGCAAGGCAGAGATGTCTATATTGGGTTTGATTATAGTCAGACAAATGATGATACAGCGATAGCCTTTGTATTCCCTTACACAGACGATACAGGCAACCAAAAATATCACTTGTACCAGCACTCATTTATTCCATTGGCTAAGTTGGGAACGATTGAAGCCAAAGAACAGCGTGATGGTATCAACTATCGAGATGTTGAAAGCAAGGGCTTTGCTACAATCACTCGTGACAGATTTGGGCTGATTGATGAAGATGAGGTATTTAACTTCATGTTATCGTTCATTGAAAAATATGATCTCAATGTTAAGGCTATCTTGTATGACCAGTGGGGAACAGGGACGTTTATTAGGCGACTAGATGAGGTCAAAAATGATTATTTGATTATTCCAGTTCGTCAGGGTATCAAGTCATTAAACGAACCCACAAAGTTCTTACAAACAGCGTTTATCAAGTCACAAATAACCATGCTTGATGATAGCGCCATGTTTGGTGCTTTATCTAATGCGGTTATTGTACAAGACAACAATGGTATCAAGATTGATAAGAATACCAACAGTGCAAAGATTGATGTGGCTGATGCCATTGTCAACGCCTTATTTGAGGGTATGTTTTACTTTACTTCATTCTCAAACGCCCCAGAAGATAAGAGCCACAGTCCATTTGCTGGTATGAGTGAAGACCAAGTAAATGATTATTTCATGAATGAGTTTAAATTTTAAGAAAGGTGGTGCTGAATGAATAAATTAAAAAATATTAGTCAATACATACCGTTTGTGTTGATTGTGCTAGGCATTATTGCGATTGTGATTTGTGCCTTTCAAGTAGCTACACAGGTCGGTTGGCTTGCCATTGGTATTGGGCTGTTCGGATTATCTTATATCCTAGCGCCTAAAGGTGGTCAATCATGAGTATTAAAAATCCATTTGAGACAAGGCAGATGATTACACCTAGTAATTACATGCCTTTTATTTTTGCAGATAGTGGGACAAATATTGTCCCTAATGACCTTATTAGTGCTGATGTTGCTTTACACAACAGTGACTTATACAGCGTGACAAGCCTTATCAGTGCGGATATTGCAGGTGCTATTTTTACAGGAACTAATCCAAACGCCTTGAACGTTTTGAATAAGCCAAGTCATTTGACTAGCCGTTACAACTTTTGGCAAACAGTTGTTTTAGAAATATTGCTATCAGGTAATGCCTTTGTAGTCATTGATGGTCAAGAGTTGCGCTACGTTCCTAATCAAAATGTGATGCTTGATTTGACCAATGATGTACTGACTTATCAAATTACACCTTTTGGCGATTATCAAGGTGGAACATATCAAGCCAGCGCTGTGCTTCACTTCAAGATTATGGCTCATGGTGTCAATGGTGCTGAATTAATCGGTCACAGTCCACTAGAAAGCCTTGTGAATGAGGTACAACAGCAGGAACAAGCCAATCGGCTGTCGTTGAGTACGATAGCGAAAGCACTTAATCCAACATCACTGATTAAAATACCTGAAGCAGTGGTTAGTCCTGAAGCTAAGGACAATATCCGAAACGAGTTTGAGAAAGCCAATACAGGTGCTAATGCGGGTCGTACTTTGGTATTAGATCAGAGTGCAGACTTTCAAAGTATCTCAATCAATGCAGACGTTGCCAAGTTCTTAAACAATGCAATTTATCAACGGACACAGATTAGTAAAGCGTTTGGTGTTCCTGATAGCTACTTAAATGGTCAAGGCGACCAACAAAGTAACCTAGAAATGATACAAAACATGTATGTGAATGGTTTAAATCGTTACATTGAACCAATTATTAGTGAAGTTCAAGCTAAGTTTAGTGATGACATTGCCCTAGATATGAGTAGTATTTTGGACTATTCCAATGCCACTTTAAAGCAAGATTTGCTAAATTTTGTTGATAAAGGCATCTTAGACGGCTCTCAGGCGCGAAAAATTCTCGTTGACAAGGGGGTTATCAATTTATGAACGATAAAGAGACACGAACCTTTGATATTAAAGGGTTAGAAGTGCGTGATGCTACTAGTGATGACTTTATTGGTCAAATTAGTGGTTATGCCGTTGTCTTTAATGAACCCAGTGAAAACTTAGGCGGGTTTATCGAATATGTTAATCCTGATGCTTTTGATAATGTCAATCTAAGTGACGTAGTTGCTTTGTATGATCACAATTTTGCAAACGTATTAGGCAGAACATCAGCAAATACCTTAAAACTTGATATTGATAAAAAGGGCTTGCATTTCATTTTAGATATTCCTAATACAACGTTAGGTAATGACGTGTACACCAACATCAGAGCAGGCAATTTAAAGGGCATGAGCTTTGGTTTCACGGTTAATTCAGATGAATGGGGTAAAGAAACAGACGACACACCAAAACGAACTATCAACAGTATAGGGTCGTTATATGAGGTGTCAGTAGTTACTATGCCCGCTTATCAGGAAACGACCGTAGCAGTAACCAGAGCGCTCAAAAATGATGCCTACAAGCAAAAGATGTTGGCAATGCTGAAGTTATATGAATAAGGAGGAAATGATGAAAATTTCAGAAATAGAAACAGAGCTAGATGCTTTAAAAAAGCAAAAGGCAAACAAGATTGTAGAAGTTCGTGCATTAGCAGATTCTGATGATTCAGATGTAGCAGATGTGCAAAAGGGCGTAGCCAGTGTTGATGACTTGCAAAAGCAAATTGATGCTTTACAGGCGCAATTAGATGCCGTTGAAAAGGCACAAGGTTTGTCAGATGATTCAACTGATGACAACACACGAGATGATGATCCAGATTTACAAGAAGAACGCAGTTTGAAAGGACAAGAAAACATGGAAATTAAATTGAACCAAGAACAAGAAACAGCCGAAGTACGTGACTTCATGCACTACCTAAAGACAGCCGAAAAGCGAGGAAATGGTATCACTACCACAGAAGCAGGCGTTGTCATTCCAAAAAAGATTTTGGATATTCAAAAGGTACCGACTGATGTTCGTAATTTGTCAGCCGTTATCAATCGTGTATCAGTCACATCAGGAATGGGTTCACTGCCAATTCTACAAAAGAACACAGCACGATTGACAACAGCCGAAGAACGAGCTGAAAACCCTGAAATTGCAAAGGCAGTTTTGAAGAGTGTTGACTATAAGGCACTTACTTATCGTGGTGCTTTGCCATTGTCTATGGAAATGGTACAAGATGCACCTAATCTTAAAACATTGCTCAACACTTATGTTCAAGAGGCTAAGGAATTAACAGAGCAGTATCAAATTGGGAAGATTTTGCAAACAGCCACAGCCGTGTCAGCAAAAACAACAGATGACTTAAAGACAGCATATAACAAGGGTTTGGCAAACTATCAACGCCAATGGATTGTGACTGAAAGTTTCTACAATGCCGTTGATTTGTTGAAAGATGGTAATGGTCGTTATTTGTTGCAAGATTCAATCGCTAGTGCATCAGGCAAGTCATTGTTTGGCTCAAATGTCTTGATTGTCGCTGATGACGTATTGGGTGTTGCAAGTGATGCAAAAGCCTTTGTGGGAGACCCTAAAGCATTTGTATTAGAAGCTATGCGTTCTGATGTTGCGATTGAATGGGATCACAACGAAAACTTTGAACGTATTCTTGCCGTTGCTTTGCGTGCGGACTTTAAGGCAGCCGACACTAATGCTGGTAAGTTTATTACATTTACTAGTGCAGGTAAGTAACATCATGTCCCCAGAAGTGGGGACGTACATATTAAATTAACCACAGGAGGTGGCACATGGCGATAATTACACCACAAGAGCTACAAGATGAATTAAATATTGATGATGATGAAAACGAACTCAAAACACTTACGAGCTTGATTGACGGTGCTACTGCCATGATTAAGGCATCTATTCAAATGAAAATCACTGATGATGATATTTTGGCAGTTGATGCAGAGTTATATAATCGTTTGATTAAGACACTGGCTACCTCAATGTATTATGATCGTGAGTTAAGTAACGGTTATTCAACTGGTGTCCGTATCATGTTGACTAACCTTAGAAGTGAGATTGTGGGGGCTACGAATGCTTAAATATAAACCTAGTGACTTCAACAAAAAAGCACAGTTTGGAACTATTAAATCAGGCTATAACCCTAAAAATGGTAATTCTATCAAGCAGTTTGTGCCACAAATAGGATTAAAGTATGCACCACGCACTCGTACCATGTCACAACAGTATACGATTGCAGGAACAACATTAGAAGATACAATTTTGATTGTGATAAGACACAATAAAGCAGTCAATAAGAAGTTAATTGTCATGTTACCAGACAAAACCTATTACGATATTGCTAGTATCAGTCCAGATGATTCTAACAACGTGATCACATACGATATTGTTACTTTGAAATTAAACACATCAATAAAATAGGGGGGGCATTATGGCTATTCAAACGATTATTATTATTGGCATTCCACTGTGGTTGATAGCATGGAAAATGTATACAACAATAAAGCTATTAACCAACGAAATCAACTACTTCTCAAAAGAAATCAAGGGAGTAGTTGAGAATATGGAACGTCTAAACAGTCAAGTACAAGTACATGAATCTAAAATTAAGGCATTGGAGAATAAATGATGCAACAATTACAACGTTGGCCAAAGTGGTTAAACAGAAATGAAGCACATCAATATATCAGTGTTGCTGATAACACGTTTATGAAGCACTATGTTAAGAATGGCAAGGTAAAGGGCTATCCCACAGAACATGGTATCAGATATGATCGTGATGAAATTGATGAAGCTGTAAAACATTACTACGATTAAAACGTGCAACCAGTCAAATAGTATGAAATAATGATAGCGTGTTAGTTTGAAATTACCACGCTTTTTTATTTTGACCTTTTGGCTCAATCATCAAAAGGAAGTATAAAAATGCAGATAAAACAAGTTGATAGCAAACACGGTAAAGTCTATGAGGTTGTTGGCTATATTGGTAGGCATCAAGACGGCACACAAGCAAGAGCCAAGAAACGAGGTTTTGACAGTAAGCGCAGTGCGCAACAGTGGTTTAATAATGAAGTGGCTTTGTTTAGCAATGGGCAGAGTAAATACAATAAAAAAACAACCCCTAACGTTATGACCGTTAAAGAGTTGTATGATATGTGGCTAGAAACCTACCAGCATACAGTTGAAGAAAGTACACTCAATAAAACAATGAATGTATTCAACGTGCATATTATTCCTGCATGGGGTGATACACTTGTAACTGATATTAAGCCATTAGACTTACAACGATATATTAACACAATGCAAGGCAAAATATTACATTATCGCAAAATAACAGGATATTTAAGGCGGTTGCTTAATATTGCAGTCAGAATGGATATGATACCAGTTGACCCATTTACGAAAATTGAGATGCCTAAAGAACGTAGGCAAGTCAATAAGCGTAAGCAGTTTATGGACGTTGACGAGTTTAAAGCCTTTCTAGAAGTTTTGGATAGCCAATACAAATACATCAATCAGCAAGCCTATACATTGCTTAGGTTGGGCGCTCTCACTGGTATGCGTACAGAAGAATTGCTTGCATTACAGTGGGAACAAGTAGACTTTAATGGTGGCTATATAAGCATTGTACAGGCACTAGGACGTGGATTTAATGGTGGTACGTATATCAAAGCGCCTAAAAGTCAAACTAGTAAGCGTACCCTCAAAATTGATAATAAAATGTTGGCTGTTTTAGCTGATTGGTATGAGGTCAGTCATTATAATAGCAATGATGATTTTGTATTCAATAATCAGGGTAAAACATTGCAAGTCATGAGACCTAACAAATGGTTGCATGATGTTAGTGATAAATATGGTGTAGCGGTTGGGTTATCCATGCACAAACTACGCCATACATGGGCGACATTAGCATTGGATCAAGGGGCAAGTGTTAAACAAGTGCAGACTTATTTGGGACACGCAGACGTTTCCATGACACTAGATGTTTATAGCGATATAACCAAACGAGCTAGTGATGAGACTGGTAACATTCTATCTAAACTTGAGCTATAATAACACATAAAGTAACACAAAACGCCTGATGTACTGGTATAAAAGGTTCTTAGTGAATCCCTTCTTCTCCATTTAGCATTTCATGGCGTTGCACCAAGATCTTGGTGCAACGCTTTTTTTATGTAAAAATGCAGTATTTTATTGATTTTTGATTGTGAGCTATTTTGCGTTACTTATTTTT